CTAGATTTTATTCCCAACAATGCTAAGAACTTCTCTATTAAATTTAGAATAAACTTCTGTAATTCCCCTTTTCCTCTCTGTATAGAGTAGATGAGAAGCAACATTGGGTTCGTCTAATTTAAATGATCCCTTAATTTTGTCTAAAAGTAAATCAACCACTTCTTCTGCCGTACTCATATCTTCATTTTCTAAATGGTTACGGCCAATTATTTTTAATTTATTATTTCTATATTCAGTTGAAGTACCAGATATAACACGAGAGAAGAATTTTATCATATTGAGTATTTCTGATTTCGAAAGTCCTCCTGTAACTTCTTCCGACTTAAAAATAAATGACATAGTTTTTGTTGCATTCAATTCTCGTGCTAATGCACCAAATTGACGTATTGATCCATTTTGTGCAGAGTCTTTTATTATTTGTATAGGATTAGCTATTTTACATTCAACTGAATCTATAAGAATCATTCTATCGACTCTTTTGTATGCTTCAGATTTCAGAATAGGAAGCAATGATATATTAAATTCTGTTAGTCCATTCTTTAGTGCATGTGATGTGAAATATTCGCAAATACGTCCTTCGTTTACACCGATCCTGTTTGTTTCAATATACAATGCGCCTGTGTGAGGATCATATAATATTGTGTTTGGATATGCTAATCCTTGTCCATCGTCTAATGGAATAGCTGTGTAGTCATCTCCACCAGGAGTATGTGCTGGTGGAATTCCTTTTTTTTGCGTAGTAACAAATAGACCAGTAATAGTTCCATTGGGATTTTTTTCAACAAATTTTAATTCGGTTGTTTTCAGTGAATCCAACTCTATTGCTGAATAAAAATTTGGATTTAATAATATTTTGGAAAATTCATCAATTCCAGCTGATTCAACCTTAAAAACAGTTACATTTTTCTTTGCCATATTCTTATTTTTTGTGATTACTATATTAGAAATAGTGTCTTAATTTTCAATTAAATCCATTTTTATCGGGCAGTGGCAGAGGTCACATTGTCGGCATCTGGCGAAGAAGCTTTCTTTGTAGAAGCATTCTTCACATGGTCTAAACCCTTAGGATGAAATTCAGATATTTCTGGGTGTTGTTGTTCTACTTGAGCCTTGAGGCGACCAATCTCTTCAGACATTGATAGCATTTTAGCGTTTAGTTCTTCAATTTTAGCTTCTTTCTCCTTATACATCTTATATATAATAGCTTCTTCGGCTGGAGAAATTGGCGTAGTAATTAGCGTACTACTCCGTTTGTTTCTTTCGGATGTTTTGTTATCTCGAAGCATGGGACCATTACCCGTGAGAAGCCAATCAGGATTTAAGGTTGGATATCCACTAAATATTTTTAGTAGTTTATCCACGCCGAAATTTTTTTCGTGTGTCAGCATCTGGGTTACCTGAGCGCTAGAGCATCCAATAACTCTACCAAATTCATTATTACTAATTCCCAGTGAATCAACATATTCTTTTAATCTGCTAAAAATAGTATTCATTATTGCTAAAAATATTTAGTAATTTCTTTTGCTGCTAATTATATTTAGTATACATTTGCAAAGTCTTCCAATGGGAGACGCTTCAAAGATAGGAAATAACAATTAATAATAATGTTAGTATGGAAGAAAAAAAAGAAGTGATTGAAATCAGTTTGGAACTCCAAAGAGAGATTGCCAAAGTGTTCAAAGTGACTGAAAGAACAGTGCAAAGTGCAATGCGCTTTGAAACTAAGAGTCCTACCGCTCGAATATTGCGTGCTTACGCCTTGAATCATGGAGCGGAGCAATATGAAGTGACCACTATCAAAAAGAAGGTGGAGAATCCATACAAGGAAACAATAACTTTTTGAAGGAGTATAAACCATTTAATTATTTCAGTTATGAAAATCACATTAACATCCTTTGAAAGATCAATGATAGTAGATAATAATACCAGCAGCATGATTTCTGCTGCCGGTATTATTGAAAAGTGTCAGGACACACTTGAGAAAGTTAATTGCGCAGAATCTACCTCGGAAGAAGAAGGGGTTGAAATTCAGTATGTATCTTACCGATATGCGGAAAAAGTACTTTCATCTCGTCCGCTAATTTGTGAAGAGTCTTTTCTATCTCCAAGTAGTTTACTTGCTTATCTTTTGGCGCACCGATTAAGAATGTCAGTTCCTCAGGAACTCCAAATGCAGGGGTTGACCATGAAGACTCAGGATAATAGATGTCACTTTTGTATCTCAGGTTCATTTTCCTTAGACGATGCGCAAACTCTGATCTCACACTTGAAATAGTGTTGTCGTCAGTTGATGGGAAGGTGATTCTCATAAAGTGATTCATGATAAAATTAATTTTAAGTTTGGTAGCTACAAATGTAGCGAAACTATCCCGGTTCGGGATGAATAGGGATAGATATTTTGAGTAATAATTTTAATAAGCAATGATATGAAAGCAATTAGATGGATTCAGAATGTAGCCGCTGTTATAGCTATAGCAATGGCTGTCAGTTTAGCCGATGGTATAGGTATAACTTTTAAAGAAGCTTGTACGGCAGGAATGCTGGTGGTATTGGCGGTGGTGATGTTGTTGGGACGGGCTTTGGAGGAAGAAAGGAGGGCTGAGTGATGTTTCGCGCCCTCCGTATATTGTATCGGCTGTATAAACTTCGCTGGCTGATAGAAGAATCTAAATTGGTGAGATATGAACGTGTTCATATTTCGGACAAGAAAGCTTTTTATTCTGTCTACTGCCGATACTTATTTACCGAGAACGGTGTTTATCCCTTGTATGATAGTAGCAGCCGAATTGGCGAGTTCAAGGATTGGTTTTATTCGTTCAGTGAAAGATGGTGGGAGTTCCGACGCAAGCTTGTCCGCTTCGTGGCATATCTTTGTAAGATTAGCTTCAAGGAAAAGTTCCTGAGCACGAAACCCACCCCGTTCGAAGAAAGAATTAAGTCCTGAGTTAGCTTTGAAATGCACTTCTTCCCCATAAGGTTCCGGTTTGGATATATATCCCATTTGGGCAAGCTCTCTAAGAACATGCATCGTTTCCGGGTATGGTATATCAAATGGTTTAGGAGCATCGTATCTCATATGACAAGCAGGGTAACGTTCAGCATCAATAGCGGCAGCTAAAACGGCATCTTTTTTATCGACAGTGATATTCATGATTATATAATTTATTGGTTTGGATAGCTACAAAGGTAGCAGACTATTCCGGTTCGTGAGGAATAGGAATAGTGTTTTTCTCACATGCAAGATAAGAACTCTTATGAGTGGCTTACGGGTTCGGGTCAGTGCCGGACGCTTGTGCAAATTTAAAATGTTTGATTATGGAAATGTTTGGTAATATACGGTGCGTGACTTTCGCTGAGCTGGTGACTCAGGGGGGAATCCTGAGTGAGCCGAACTATAAAAAGAAAGTTCGTGAAGGGAAGATTCGTGTACTCCGTCCGGGGAAAGGGAAAGGTTCTTGTGCTCTCATTGACTATGTTTCCCTTTACAAACCCATCAAGGAGGCTTATGACGCCAAGTACCCGGATGCAGAACAGCAACTGAAAGAACAAATCAAAGAAGAAACCATGAGTGATACACTAAGAACTGATAGCAAAGCTATTGAATTTTACCGTGATAAATTTACATTATCCGATGGTAGCAGCCTGACAGATGTGAAACAGACAGAATATGTACTGAACGCACAAGTAATGAATGAAATGATTTGTGTGGAGAATGAAATGAAATCGCTGCACAGGAAGAGTGGTTATTCACACTCCAGGGAAATTTGGGAGGCTGTAATGGGTACTTGTGAGAAACTTCGTTCGCTGTATCAACATACGCTTCCCGCTAATGCTGCTCGTCTGCGTGAAAAGTACAATGCTTATAAGAAGTATGGGTATGAGGTATTGATCAGTGCCAAGAATGGTAACCAGAACACTCGTAAGATCGGACCGTTGGAAGGACGCTTGTTGCTAAAACTAAAACGTAGTAAGTTTCCTATTTATAACGACTCTCAGATATTTGAGGAGTACAATCACCAGGCGATAGAACGTGGACTGAAACCAATCAAGTCCATGACCACTCTTCGCAATTATCTGTATGATCCTGCCGTGATGCCACTTTGGTTTGCTGCCGTATATGGAATGCAGAAGTGGAAATCGAAATACTCTTCTTTATTGAAGACACAACTTCCGCAGATGCGTGACGCTCTTTGGTATTCCGATGGTACTAAGCTGAACCTGTACTATAAAAATGCGGATAATAAAATGTGTACCACTTCTGTTTACGAAGTTCTTGACGCTTATAGTGAGACGTTAATAGGCTACGATATCGCTCCGAAAGAAACTTTTGACAGTCAGTACCGGGCTTTCCGGCAGGCAGTAGAATTCGCTGGTGTTCGTCCCTATGAAATTGTAAACGACAATCAGGGTGGACATAATAAGCTGGCGGCGCGAGGATTTTTCGACAAGATTGCTATCCTTCATAAACCTACCATGCCATACAACGGTCAGAGCAAAACAATAGAAAGCGTCTTCGGCCGGTTCCAGCAGCAGATACTTCATAAAATATGGTATTTCACCGGGCAGAACGTGACAGCTGTAAAGATGAACAGCAAGCCCAATCTTGAATTCATAGAAAAGAACGCTTACGCTCTTCCTACTCTGGAAGAAGTGAAAGAAATCTACCGTCAATGCCGTGAGGAATGGAACAATGCCGCTCATCCGGCTACCGGTATCGCTCGGATTGACATGTACCGCATGAGCGAGAATCCGGAAACATCACCCGTGCAGCCGGTTGAACTGATTCAGATGTTCTGGCTCACAAGCGCCAAAGAGGTGACCTACACCAATGCCGGGCTGAAAATAGAGATTGACAAGCAGAAATATGAGTACGAAGTCTATGGCGAAGACGGACTTCGTAATGAACAGTGGGCACTTCGTAACACAGGACGCAAGTTCCGTGTGATGTATGATCCGATGGATATGACCCGTATTGAACTTTGGGAACCGACCGCTTCCGGATTGAAATACAGCATAAGCGCAACTCCGCGGACCGTCATTAACCGTGACACACAGACTCGAACCGCTGATCAGACTTCCTTCATGCGTCGAACTGTCGACCAAAATAAGGAGACAATGGCGCTGATCCAACTCAGCACAGAAGATTTCGATCTGGACGAATCCATCGCAGCCGAACTCTTTAACCTCTCTACTCCGCAACCGAAGAATGTGAGCGAAAAGAAAATGAAGGAAGTGCGTGAGAAATATGAAGCCGGAACGCTACAGTCCCCCATATCCCTGCCGGAAAAACTGGCGATTGAGGAAGAGGATGACGGCACGGAACTGGCATATTCCACTACCGGAGAATATACCAAAGTGACTTCCAATCTCACATTTGATGATATCGACTGTCTTGAACGCTATTAGAATGACGAAAAATAACTGTTTAAACAATATACGAAACAATGAAAGAATTAAGCCTTGAGCATAAGAATGCTATCCGTGACGCACTGAATGCCTACTGTGACAACTACCTGTCCCGTAACCGTGCGGCTGAAAGCCTGAACGGTGTGAGTGCCGCCACTGTATCTACCATAGTGAACAGTAAATATGCCAATATCTCTGACGATATGTTTATTCGCATCGCCACGCAGATCGGATTCAGTTTCGATTGTTGGGAGATTCACGAAAGTGTGGCCTTCAAAGAAATATCCTTTATGATGACTGATGCGCAGATGTATAAGAACGTCACGTGGATTGTAGGTGATGCCGGGTGTGGAAAAACTACCGCTGCTATCGACTATCGCAAGAAGCACCGGAACGTCTTTTATATCCTCTGTTCCGAAGACATGAAGAAAAGCGACTTCGTACGTGAGATATCCAAGCAGGTGGGTGCTCCTACTGATGGGACCAACCTTCGGGACATGCTGGAGTATGCCATTTCGATGATCGCCTTTTTGGGAAATCCGCTTATTATTTTCGACGAGGGCGACAAACTGACGGATAGCGTATTCAATTACTTCATTTCCATTTATAATCGTCTGGAAGGTCATGCGGGAATCATTTTCCTTTCTACCAACTATATCAAACGTCGCCTGGAGAATGGGCTCCGTTATAATAAGAAGGGCTATAAGGAAATATACAGCCGTATTGGCCGTCGTTTCTTCGAGGTAAAAAGCACGACCCAAAACGATATTCACGCCATCTGCCAGGTTAACGGGCTGACGGACGAAGCGGAAATAAAGAAAGTATTGAAAGACGCAGAGGCTAGCGAGAACGACTTGCGACGGGTGAAACGCTGTGTACATAGCCGCAAACGTATCATGGATGCACGTGCCAGGAAAGGAGAAGCGGAATAATGGGAAGAGCCAAATCGGTGAGCGAGTTATTGGCTACGAAGATTGAGACTTTCCCTTTTCGGGATGAATGGTATGACGCTTTCGGTGAGCCTGAACGGAAAGGTATCTGGATAGTCTGGGGAAACTCAGGAAATGGAAAGACCACTTTTGTAGTGCAGCTTTGCAAATACTTGTGTCAGTTTGAACGGGTAATTTATGACAGTCTTGAAGAGGGAGCCAGCCTGACAATGAAAAATACACTGTTACGATGCGGAATGCTGGAAGTGAACCGTCGGTTTCTTCTTCTAGACAATGAGCCGATGAAAGATTTGAGTGAACGACTGTTGCGACGAAAATCTCCGGGAATTGTGGTGATTGACAGTTTCCAGTATACGCAGATGACGTATAAGCAGTATATCACCTTCAAGGAAAAGCATAAAGACAAGCTGATTATTTTCGTAAGCCATGCGGATGGAAAGCTTCCTTCCGGGCGTAGTGCCCGTAGCGTGATGTACGATGCTTCCCAGAAAGTTTACGTAGAAGGATACAGGGCTTTCAGCAAGGGGCGGTTCAACGGACCGAAAATGCAGATTGACGTATGGTCGGAAGAAGCTGAAAAATACTGGGGAGATAAATATCAACGATAATAAAAGTTAGAGTTATGAGAACAACAAAAGATAAAGCAATCAGTCCGCAACAGATGAAGGCTTTGCACGCTACTTTTCATCGAATTGGTATGGACGATGATGCTCGTCACGACTGCATTTCTTCTTTTACGGACGGGAGAACGCAGAGCAGCAAAGAGCTTTCTTTCGATGAAGCTCGCAGATTATTAGCATCACTCAACGAGGATCAGGCTGAAAAAGCACGTGAGGAAGCGAAGAAGTTGGTAAAGGCTATTTTCTGTTTGTCTTTTCAGATTTCCTTTCTAAATAAGGGATACACAAATGATACACAGGAAGAATTTCAAATGAATATCGCTAAGCTGAATGTCTTTGCCCGCAGCAAAAGTGCCTCACGAAAGAATGTGTCTGAGATGTATCCGTCTGAGTTAAAAGCATTCAAAAAACAACTGGAAGCCATCGCATATAACGAAAACAATAAATCTAAAAACAAAAGATCATGAGAAAGAATCAGGAAATAAATAAGGCGGTTGCCATTCTTCGTAAGAAGGGTGATCTCATTAGCCTGGAACAGGCCTCGGTTCTCAGTGACAGACTGAATGAACGAAGTGTCTTCGATAAGTATGTAGCAGGTGTGGCAGAAGCAGACCGTAGTGAAGGTATTTATTATGCTTGTCGTGACGCAGCACGATTCTTGAAAGGAGAATTGACGCTGGACGAACTAATTCCGGATCATGAACAGGAAGATGATATTGAACCGGTAGAAGAGATGATCACTATAACCGCTTCAGAATTTAGGGAGTTGTTGAGACGTGTGGAACGTCTGGAACGCCGTGCAGGATTACAGAAAAAAATATCTGCAACCAAGCGGAAAAGAGTTGAAGACATCTCTACTGATGATTTGATTTCGCAGATAGATGCCTGCAAATATATCGGATGCAGCAAGACTACTATCAAACGTTGGGCGGACAACGGATTTATAACGGGATATCAGAAGGGACTGAATGTTTATTACAGCAAGCGTGAACTGAATCGTAGTGCTGTAGTAAAAGAACATAGGCTAAACAGAAAGGAGGCGGAACATGAATAATGAATCCGACTACTGCATGTCCTACCGCATGTCGGAGGCACAGCGACTTGAATTACAAATCAGAAGGGATGAAGAACGATGGAGCACCATCTTTGATACTCTGATGGAACGTGACTTGATAGAACATTCAAGAGAGTCAGACAAGCTGCTGGAGGATTGGAATAATCTGAACACCCGTATCGAAATGAACCGTACCCGTCTTGCCCTATTGAAATCCTCCTCAGAACTGACGGAAGAAGAAAAGAAACGTCGTCCCGGACCGGGAGGCAGCGAAAGATTTAATATAAAGTACTGAATCAACATAGTATAAACGATCAAAAAACAAGTTTTATGGCAAAGACAAGAGTTAAAAAAGTAGTGATCTCCGGCATCACATCGGAGCAGGCGGAAATCGCCTTCAGTGAATTTGCAACGGCGGATGCCAAAGTGCAGAACATTCAGAGTAAAATGGATATGGAGATCACCCGTATTCGTGACAAATATGCGGATATATTAGCAGAACAACAGGCTATCCGGGAAAAGAACTTCGAGATCATGCAGACATTCGCTACGGAACATCGTGAAGAGTTGTTCTCCAAACGTAAAAGTTACGAAAGTGCTCATGGGACATTCGGTTTCCGTACAGGAACTCCGAAACTTAAGAATGTCAAAGGCTTTACCTGGGCATCTGTCACCAATCTGGTGAAGGAATTTCTTCCCGGTTATATCCGGGTGAGCGAGGAACTGGCAAAGGATCGTCTTCTTGCTGATCGTGATAAGGAGGAAGTTGCTGGGCAATTATCTAAATGTGGCATGGTTGTAGTACAAGATGAATCATTCTATGTGGAACCCAAGAAGGAAAACGAACAGCCGGCCTGAATACTCGTATGCTCCCATATATAGTCGCTGGGCAGTTTACCGATGGACTGAATCCGGGAATATCAGTACAGGTGATAAGGTGGCGGAATTTCCCACCCGTGAAGAAGCCCGGGAGGAATGTTATCGTCTGAACGGATGGAAATACGAGAAAACTGAAAGATCATGAAATTCATCTATAAGAGTAATCTCCGGCACGAACATATGCCGGAATGGCTCAAATACATCACGGACATCACATTGGAAGAGATCAATGAATTTTTCCCCAACGGTTCCGCTTTCGAATTTGACTATCTGAAATGGGCGATAGATGATGATCTGAAATCTCTTCCTGTAAAGAGTGAAGTATCAACGGAATTGGTAACGGAAGAAGAACAAAGAGTAATTTTCATCAAGCGATCCGGACGAATACTGGTCTCAATCTATTTTAAATAACAATTAATCAACAATTAAACAACTTACAATTATGGCAATGCACACATGGTTTGAATGTCGTATCCGTTACGAAAAGGTAATGGAGAACGGAATGCAGAAGAAAGTAACGGAACCTTATTTGGTAGATGCTCTCAGCTTTACAGAAGCGGAAGCACGAATTATCGAAGAGATGACTCCATTCATATCCGGAGAATTCACCGTATCGGATATCAAGCGGGTAAATTACAGTGAACTGTTTCCAAGTGATGATGAAGCTGACGATATTTGGTTCAAATGCAAATTAAGCTTTATCACATTAGATGAAAAGAGCGGAGCAGAGAAACGTACCTTTACTAATGTATTAGTACAGGCTTCTGATTTGGGGCGTGCAAAGAAGAATCTCGATGCGGGAATGAAAGGCACGATGGCGGAATACCAAGTTTCATCGGTGACGGAGACGGCTATCATGGATGTCTATCCTTATACTGCACCGGAAGAAGAGTCTGAGTTCAAGGATGAAAAAGCGAACTAAAGAAATGATACTTGTGCCACCGTTGGCATCCGCTTTGGTAGCACAAGTTTATGAGAGCAAACTTCCGATTTCGCTCATCATCCATCGGAAAGAACACACGGGAATGATTCCTGTAACGGCGGAATATGAAGTTGGATATAATGATGCGTTTGATCAACTGCTGACAGATGTCGCACGAAAATTGAAGGTTTTATGAGCAAGAAACAACAAACCTTATTGATTACTCCACCTTTATTATCAAAGGAACATCCTAATGAAATGGAGACATTTACTGGATTCGAGTGCAGTAAATGTTACGGTAACGGTTGGATTATTGCATTGGGAGAACGTAACGAAACAGTGATAAATACGTGCCCTATCTGTGGAGGTAGTGGAAGATTAAAAGCGGTGGTAACCACAAAGTGGATACCGGATAAGAAAGAAGAATAACCAATGACATAAAAATGAATAACCAAAGCAGTATTAGCAGTATCACATTTGGTCCGTGAGGCAAAGCCAAGAAAGGACTATATCAATCACTTCCGGCAATCGAAGCCTCTTGAAGGTATTTATCTTTCAGACTTTATCCGGGAAACAGTTGAAAAGAAATCACAGCGCAAGCCGTCAAACTCACTAGCTGTTTACAGTGCCCTGATAGGACATATAAACAGTTTCTCCGCAGAATACGATTGTGACATATTCACCAATTCCGTCACAGAAGAGTTCATTGAAGATTTTATCATTTACCTTGAGAATGTTGGTTTACGGCATAACACGATTGTAGGTTACATTATGAAATTACAATCTATGGTTCGCAAGGCTTCACAGTACAATTATGCCGTCGACCCTACTTATAATCAAATAGACTTGCATTTGGAAGATACTTTTGCAGTCTTCTTGAGCATGAATGAGATTACGCGCATCTATTATTATAAGTTTAGGAAGCAGGATAGCAGAAGGGCGAAGGAGAAGATACGTGATCTGTTCGTTGTTGGTTGCTTGACAGCATTGCGTTATTCGGACTATTCAACGCTGACGCAGGACAACTTCCAGAACGATTTTATCGTGAAGCGTACAAAAAAGACCAATGTCACTGTAAAGGTTCCAATGCATGATTATGTTCGCGAGATTATAGCCAAGTATGGTGGTAATATCCCTAATGGACTTTGCATTCAGTACTTTAACAAATATCTTAAACTGATCATGCACGAAATCGGATTGACAGATAAGATTACCTACTCATACACAGTAGGTGGTAAAATAAAGACAGTGACAAAAGAGAAGTGGGAACTAATCTGTAGTCACACCGCACGTCGTTCAGCCGCGACAAACCTTTATTTGACAGGAAGAATGAAGACGCTAGAGATAATGCGACTTACAGGGCATAAGACAGAACAGAACTTCTTCAGGTACATTCGCTTGACGAGTGATGATACAGCAAGATCGATAAGCGGAGATATGTTTTTTAGAAAGTAATAACCGGACGTTTGCCTGTCATCAGGCAAACGTTCAAATACATCTCAAATTAGGAAATGAATATCGCCCTTAATATAGGGGTTGAAAATTTATACACAATGATAAAGTTAAGTTTAAGAAAATAATGATATGAGCATAAAGATTGATAAGAGTGCGTATGAGAAACTAATCAAAGAGGATTTAGACTTTCTCAATAAACATTGTCCGAATAGTTTAGAATTAGACCATATTAAGTTAATTGTTTGTAGTTCTATTGATTGGCATTATCCGGAAAAGACTAAAAGTATGTGTCTTAAAGATAAAACAAAGGAATGCAACTTGTGCCACGAATGCGATGTATATGTTCTTAATCCGAGTTATTAATGACGTAAAACAGAATAAATATGAAACAATCAATTATAGAAGCAGCGCATGAGTACGCTACAGAAAAAACGAAGTTCAGAAAAGACGTCCTAAAAGAAGTTGATGCGGATAACTACGTTTCCCGCCATGCTGACAGTATGGAAGATTTTCAGTGTGGATATAGCTATTGTAAGGAACAATCTCCTTGGATAAGTGTAAAAGATAAGTTGCCAGAACCAGAGCAAGAAGTTTTTCTTTATGATAGAGATTCTGTTAAGCATTATGCAATAGGGTGGCTTCGAAAGAAAAAAGGATATTGCAAAAGTAAATGGTTTGTAACAAATGGTTATGTCACCGATGAAAGTATTACCCACTGGATGCCAATACCGAAGTTTAACGTATAACAAGAAAGAAACGAATGAAACGAAAGATTCTATTAGCGTTGCTTTACCTCTCCATAGGTAGCGGAGCTTTCTTCTTTGGAGTGCACAACCAGAAGAGAGCTTATTCAAGGGGTTGCAAAGATGCATTAAACTTTGTAATATCCGAATTAGAAAACTATAGTGATTCATTAAAAAAATCAAGAGATAACATGAATAAGATAAAAATAGAAATTACTCCTAATGGCTGGGAGAGTACCGTAATCATAGACGGTAAAGAGTATAAAGAGAAGCATGTTGCAACAGCATTTGGTTCTGAAAGTATCGAAGGTAATTTTGAAAGTGAAGACGATATACCGGAGGAAGTATATGACGCTTTAAATTCATCTTTCCCTTTCGAGTGTATGCGGGCATTATATTCCATTGAGGATTAACGTATAACTGAGATTAATGGAAACAGAAGTAGTCAGATAAAAGAAAGCCGCTGCAAGATGGATGTAGCGGCTTTCTTTTTCTTTAATGCAATATGTTTTGCGCAGATTTAGTTGTACCCAAATGTTATTATCATTATTTTTGTATCAGGTAATCAATCAGTATTTCGGGATATGAAGAAGAATCGGACAAAAATCATAGGACGGAGCTATGCTCATAAGGTTAGCGAGATACTCCGCATTTACGATGAACATGCACGGAGTGGCTTGAGCAACCGTGAAATCCTTCGTAGATATATCTGGCCTCTTTATCCTATCTGCGAAAAAACTTTCTATAATATCATCAACGCCAGTGCTGATCCACGCATTATCCGTCAACAGGATGAGCTGAAACGTCAGCTTTCGTTGTTCTGAATCTCATCCGCTACCGTAGTAATATATTCCGTTTCATAAACTTTAACACCTCCCGGTAATGAAAACTGGCGGCTGGTCCGACGTATCAGGACGGTATCACATCCGTCGAACCGCCAGCCGTGCAGATAAGAGTTTAAACGCTTTGCCAGCGTGAGACGTTCGGTGACATGCTGCTCCTGCGTACTTCCATAGTGAGTATCATCATAACAGTCGAAAGCAAACCGGATTGTGAGAATAGTCTTTCCGTGCTGGAGACCATTCTTGATATTGTCCCAAGCGGTTTGAGGAATGCTGATCAGGACACAGGGAAATGTTACCGGATACTGATCCTCTCCGTTAGTGAGTGCTTCCAGTTGTCCGCAGTCTTCGTCAATGAGGGTAATTACATCACCCATCTTGCCGGCTATTTGTTGTTGAAGGTCGTTGAAAAGTTGTTCCATAATGCTGCTTTTAAATATTGATAATCTTTTGAATTTCCTGTTGTAGCTTATCGCTTATCTTTTTTGTCAGTTCCGTTCCGGGTGTAGATGGCATGAACTGGCGCCTGGGAATGCGTACGGTAAGCTTAGTCTTTTTCGTCAGGGCGAGACGTTTCCAGTTTAGCGCTTCTTTAGAGGCATTCTCTTCACGTTGTTTACGAACTTTCCCACCATGTTTCATTTTCCGTTTGATACCGGTGGCTTTGTAATACATAGCCCAGGCAAAGCGTCGCATTTTTGGAGTGACGGTAGTTTGTACCATACCACCCTGATTGTGTATACCGGCATAAGGCACTCGGGTGAAGACCGTAACGGTTCCGTTGTCCAGTGCATATTCAATGCTTCCTGACAGATGGTTTCTGCCGGAAAGCAATGAACCGTACCGGGAGTCCGTCCCTTTCCCTCCGTTTTTCTGCCGCTCTGTCTCCTGCCATTTGTGGAAGCCATTATGGGTGAAACCGCCCTTGCGGAAATCATCCTCAATATGCCGTTTGGCGATATTTCCAACGATGACCGGCATCTTTCGTCGTACGAGATCCTTAAGCTGTTCCTGTTTTTGCAGAATCCTACGGTTAAATTCCTGAATATCCATTTGTATCTTAAATAAATCTTTCCGTCAAAAAGGTTTTCACTGCTTCTTTCGCTCCCTCATAGGCATTCGTTACGTACGGATGCGTATCGCTGAACAGTCTTCCGTCTTTTCCGGGATTATTATCCAGTCCCGGTGCAGGCTGGTCTTTCGGATCATTGTCCCCATGAGGAGTTTCCGTGGACGGTTCATCCGTAGCAGCCAGTGAACATTTGCAATTCCAGCGGTCTCCCGGTCGATGAACATTCCAAAACGGGTGATTTATCGGCAGGATAGTTCCCCAAAAACCTTTATGGTCGGCTCCGGGATTTATACTGGTGCTGGGCATCCATTCCAGATTCGGCAGGATATCAGCGTATTGTTCAAAGCGCTGCCAGTCCGCTGCCTGGTGTGAACGTATGACAGCAGTGTCATATTCTGTCCGCAGCCAATGTTTTACATGATGATCCAGCATCGGGTGTACATCGTTTCTCCACTGTTCGAACGGTTTTAGATCACCATTCGAATCGAAGAGCCGTGTGGCGATATCGTTTTGCATACGGTGCACTTTGAAAGCGGAGAATACAGCATTGCCCCAGTCTATTTTCTGCCGGAACTCCACAGGAAGTTCTGTTCCGGATTCACTGATACCTTCATCGGTGGCTTCGGTAAAAATGCGGAAAGTCTCATTGAACAGGCTTTCCTCTATCTCTGTCATGGGTTGAAAGTCCTTTTCGTATATATGCTTCAGGGCACGTTGCAGGGCTTTATTATCGAAAATAAAAGCAGAGGCTACATCTTCATCAGTGGCATCCCGATACAGATCATTCATTACCAGTCTGAAGCCCCGTCCCTGTCCGGGGCTTTTCCGAAAAAACGGGTAGACCGGTTCTGTGGCTGTATGATCTGTGCGAACGGGTTATTCACCTTTTTCTTTTCTTCCATTTCCGCTTTCAACTGCTCATAATTATCGGGCTTTTCTACGTTCAGTTGCTCATACAGGTAGTCATCATCCAGGGGTAGGTCGAACACCGTTACAGCTTTCTCCAGCAATTCGGCACGGGTCTTTACCTGCTCCATGTCCGCGTCCTCCACATAAACGAACTCACCTCCTTTAGTATTCACTCCCAGAAATGCAAATATGTCTGTCATATCATAATTCAGCAGGTTCAGGATGGAAAGGGCATCCTGCTCTTCCAGTTCCTGCTCTATGTCCTGATGCACGGTACCCAGTGCCTGTGTGCCTGTCTCACTGGCTTCGGTGGTAAGAGTATTGCCAAGTACAGCCTTGCTCATTTCAGCATTACAGCGTTCCACGAGACTGCTGTACAGTTCACTGCTGCCTGTTGTGTTTCCTGTTTCCACAAATTCCAGGTTAGATCCTTCCGGACAAAAGAAATCCATTCCTCCGCCTTGTTCCCGTGCAGCTTCCATTGCATTGTGCAAAGCTTCCGGGTCCGCCGCATCGTATGTATATTTACGTACCGGCATGCCGAATATCTCGGAGAATTGCGCCCAGTCACCAATAGTTCCACGCTTATAGATAACGTATGGAGCTGTACGCGCTAGAATCCCCAGCGGTTCTTTGCCCCGTATCATCAGCAGGTCTCCATAATTATCAAAACTTTCACCGTTGATGTCTTCTTGCCGTGTTTTGATGATGCGCAACACTGGATCTATGTGTTTGCGTGGTGCCAGATAATAATCTATCCAGCCTTTGGTATTGATATAGAACTGAACGAGCGTAAATCCCCAGTATTCCGCATCCAGTGCGTCACTGATAAATCGGAGGAACCAGGGTGATGATATCTGCTCGTTCACTTTATCATCAGGTATGCCGTTACGGCGAAATTCAATCTTCCTGCTTAGTACTCCGCTTTTCCGTTTTTGTACCACGCTGAACAGATGCGGGTCCATCAGGCTTTCGCTATAGATGTCATACAGCCTGACACGTCGTGTGAAATCTACGTTTTCAGCACTGCGGATAGCCTGCATATAGTCCCCCAGACCTATTCCGAAACGTTGTGGCTGTGTCAGTATCACTGTTGCTCCGGGACGGGTTACGTTACTCCCTTCGGTGATGCGTTTACTTTTTGCGGCTTTGTTCCGGAATACCGGAAACCTGTCTAATATATTCATAAATGATTGGTACGTTTAGGGTTACTACTCATCAGCCAGGGGCTGTTCTTTTTCTGCTCTTCTTCCGAGAGCTTCGGTGCGCCGTCTATCGTTATTTTAAATGTTGCCACCTGTTTCAGCCATTCCATTGCACGATCGTAGCGATCCTTGCGTATCTGCGACATTTTTTGAGGGTTGTGGATACTGAACAAGTGATATACAGCGATATCTACCGCCATCATCAGTACAAGCTCATTGCGGGCCGCGCCTTCGGTCTTGAATATGGCGTCAGCGTCATATCGTGTACTGAGATATCCGCGCATTTCAGAAATGGCGCGGTCCTCGCATATCTCAATGATGGCGTTATCATTACGGGTCAGGGCATCCAGTATTTCGCGATGGATGCTGGCATCGTAATCTTGCGGAGTTATAAATTTACTCATGGCTATAATCGTTTGGGGTTCCGGCGGTCATTACGATGTATCACAGTCACCGGTACCAGTTGTTGAATCTTCTTTTTGATGATGCAGTAACCGCCTTCCACGCAGTCGGGACCGTCGGCGGGAAATTTCAGCCGCAGGGTGAACAGTCTGAACTGGTCGTCCAGACGTTTCATGTGCGGGTTGTTTCTTTCAGCTTCGTTGAGGATAAGGTTTCCTTCCCGGTTTAAAGGTTCCAGGTTGGCTTCGATACGGGTAGCCTTGTCGGTCTTTCTTGCTTCGTCGGGCTGGATGTATAATTGGATATTCCTTTCACGGCGTACCTTACCCACCAAAGGCTTGAATACCTGCTGGAAGAAAGGGTCCTGCAGTTTATTGTTCTCCATGTAGCAATACACAGGCACCTTGCCGCCTACATACTCCAGCAGCTGTACATACCAGTCGATGAACTCCGCATTCAGCCCGCGGTCTAGGCAGGGCTTGATGATATAGAGTTTCGGACCGATCATCCCCATCAGGATACAGCTTTTCGTACTGCTGTTCTTGCTCTTGTTCTCGCCGGGTGCCGGGTCGCCGTAAATGACCAGGAACTGGAACTTCTTGAGGTCAGGTACTTTGCCGTAAGTGATCTCCTTAAATACTTCGCCTTCTGTTACCGGGTTGTTGAAGTATTCCGTCTGCTGGGCGGCAGTACTGATTTTAGACAGAGCGATATCAATACTTTCTTCTGTATTTTTAGACGGCCAGGTACTGTATCCTTTTTCATCACGGATGTTCACTACGTCCCAATGATCAGCCATGTGTCCGGCACGTACCACGCAGCAGTCACGGGCAATGATATTTCCACAGAAAACAATCAGTGTTTTTACCGCCGTGTCACGTGTCCCGTACAGTGCTTTTTCCCACCATGTCCAGTTCTTGTCTATCGTGTCCGGATTCCGGCAGCCTTCATCCGTATCGAAGTCATCTACCAGCAGCACATCCGGACGGACAGCGCCGTTGCGGCTGCCACGAGGAGCGTTTCCGGCACCGACAGCACGGAATGAACAACCGCATTTGGTGACAAACTCCTCGGCACACCAGTTGCCGAGATTCACCTGCACACCATAATAAGCACGTATCAGGGCATTCTCTTCAAACTGTTTCTTATAAGGATCGAGCAACCGGACAGCACTGTCCTGTGTGGCGGAAGCCATCATCACGTTGCACTTCTTTTTCGTAAGCGCAAGGTACATGACGATAAACATCACCGTCGTACTTTTCGCCAGTCCCCGTGCCCATGACAATACTTCGAACCATTCCTCGTGTTTGATGCAACGTCGGATAGCCTTTATCTGGAACTCTGCAAATTCAAACTTGCAGTACTCGGGGAAAAAGAAGCTGATCCATTCTATCGGATCAGCTTCCAGACGGGCACGGTCCTTGGCAATCTGCGCCTGCGTCAGATTGACGTCGGAATTTTGGCGGCGAAGTCCGGATTCATAGAAGACTGCCCATTCCCTAAGCGCATCACGGTCTTTTTGCGTCTGTGTCATAAACTATCCTTTATAAAAGCGTCCCACAATCGAAGAAACTCCTTGCTCTTATCCAGATCGAACGGTCGCAGCCAGTTGATGAATTTCATACCTACACTGATAATGTCGGCAACACCTACATCTGTTTCCATCTTCTTAATAGCTGTCGCCAACTTGTTCAGTGTGTCGGCTTCGGCGGCATTGGCATAACGCTTTCCCTCTTCACGCTCACTGATCACACGGTTGATCTCCGCTACTTGCCGGTGCAGGCTGGCAACCTGCTGTTCTCGGGTAAGTGTCATGCCTACTTTCATTTCCTCCCATTTCTCCGCTGCTATCCAGCGGTTGATGGTGTTGCGTGATACACCTACTTTGTCCGCGATCTCCTGTTGTGTCAGGTTATCTTTCAGATATAATGTGCGGGCATAACCCTTTTTCTGTTGTGTGGTCAAATCTGCCATGATGATAAGTCGTTAGAATTTACACAAAGGTCATTATCCCGGAGGTGAACAGGAAAAAAGCGCAAAGAGGTTACAGACAATGCCACAGCGCCTGCATACTTGCCCGCAAGCGTTACACACTTTTTTGTACGGTTGCCCCTGTCACTATAAGTTTGTGACAGATTCAAAGCCGGAGACGCACATTGCATCGCTGCCGGCACTATATCCTAAATGCTGAAATATGATTCTTTTTAAATCCATACTGAATGAAAAGACTGCCAGTCTGCTGCTCTACGGAGAAATCAGTGACGAAGGCGGTGACGGCAAGATAGCCAGCCGTGACATCGTGAACGAAGTGATGTACATGGACGGCAGTTATGAGAACCTGAATATCCGGATCAATTCCATTGGCGGTGATGTTTATCCCGGTATAGCCATTTTCAACGCTATCCGGCAATGCAAGAGTAACGTCACTATCTACATAGACGGTATTGCCGCCAGCATTGCGGGAGTCATTGCCCTGTGCGGAAAACGGGTGGAAATGAGCCGTTATTCCCGCATGATGCTGCATAATGTCAGTGGTGGGTGTTACGGTAACAAAAAGGATCTTCAGGACATGATCTCTACTATCGAAAGCCTAGAGGATACCATTGCCGAAATTATTGCCGGACGTTGCGGCAGGGATAAGGAAGAAGTGAAAAACGCCTATTTCGATGGTACCGACCACTGGCTGAAGGCGGACGAAGCCCTCTCCCTCGGACTCATTGACGCTATCTACGATGTGGAAGCTGTACCCGAAGAGAGTACCACGGATGACATATACCGCATATTTACTAACCGGCTGGAGCTGGAGCAACAGCCACAAAACCCTGATAAAATGAAATTGGAAGACTTTAAAAAGATTCCCCGCTTTGCTAACTGCGCGGACGAAGCGGCAGTGATGTCCATGCTTGGCGATACTGCCCAAAAAGCGGACAAGGCCGATGACCTGGAAAAGGAGAACGGTGAACTGAAAGAACAACTCAGCCGGCAGGAAGAGGAACGGATCGAGACAGCCGTA